AATGTTCTGTATCTGACCAATATGCCCACTGCTCTGTTTTTTCATCGAGCATTTGAATGTAATATTTAACGCAATGCAATGTACCATTTGAATATTCAACCTCTGTTTGGTGAGGAAGTCTTAACATTATCTTTGGTTTACCATCTGCCCAAGAGACCTGAACTAAGACATCATTAAATGCGTTCATAAATCTGTTGGCTTGAGTCATAACCTTATTAATTCTTAAATCAGAATATAACTCTGAAGCTAACTCATCATCAAAAACTCTGTCTACTCCATAGGAATAAACGTTACTGATTGAATTAACAATGTGCTTATAAATATTATTGTTGTCGTTGATTTGAACATCAAGGTTAAGTAATTTAAAAGCTCTATATATTTGACCAAGCTTATGTACAACTTGATTACGAAAGTTGTCATTATACATTTCGTATCTTCTTTTAAATTTATCTTCTCTTGTATATCCGTGATTGATTCTGCTATAGTCTAAGCTATCTGCTATTGAAGCCATTAGTTTGTATACCTCGCCCTTAGTTCTTTTGGTTTATTTAGTGAATGTGTGTATTCGATATAATATCCAACACTGTCTGCATTATGTGTAAGCTCGTTGTCTGTTTTATCAACCTCGCCTTTGTCTGTATAAGACATTTTTTCAAAATCCGTTATTAGCTCACTATTTCTTTTGCATATTCGTAGTTTAGCATTACCATTACCATCCAACAACAGAGAATTAACTATATTAACTCTATCAGCAACACGAGGATTTGCAGTTTTTATCAGTTGATAATTAAAACCAGCGTTGCGTATTAAGTCATAATTAGTTTGTGCAGTTCCTTGCGACCTTGCTCGACCAGAAGCATCTCCATATATTGTTGCTGATAATAATGCTTTGCCAAGATACTTAAACTTATCTTTTAAGAATTGCAATGAATCGTTTAAAGGTTTTTTCTTGAGAATAGCATTGTCAATAATTATTACTTCGTCATTCACTTCCTGAATTAAATAGATTGCATTGTATGGATTAATATTAAAATCAAATGATATTGCAATTGGTAGTGCTGGGTTAATATCAATGTCTTCTATAACATGAATATCTCTATCAAATTGATGATAAACTGCTGATCCATTAACATTAATAAACTCTCCATTTAGATATTGCTTTAATAATCTCTCATCATAATCATTCTTTAAAGATTGAATGTAATCATCTGGCAGATGTGGGTTATCCATTGTCTTTGCTTTTATTAAATTAAAATCATCAGTTTTGTTAGTTACGAATCTATCGTAAAACCATCTATACCCTTCTGGAGTTCCAACAACGTCTACTTGGTTTTTATCTTTATTAGGAAGCACTGATCTATTTCTTGCGAGTATTTGTTTGAATGCTTTGTCCATCTTTTGCTTTGGTAATATGTCGCACTCATCTATTAAGCTATATCCAACTTCATAACCAATAATAAATTCTGGTTCACTCATGTTCCTAAATATAACTGTGCCAAAACCTTTAATGTTTAATTCTTTATCTGATCTATGCAGTTGGTATTCAAGTCCTAACATCTCGCACATATCTGGAAACTTCTCAAAAGCTATATCTCGGATATGAGGATAAGTCGGTAGATAATATGCCACCTTCACATTTGGATATTGCATTTTCTTAATCAGAGTTTTTAAAGTTCCAGCGTAAGATTTTCCAGCACCAAAGCCAGCAACCAATCCAGTTGATGGAGATTCAGATGATATAAATAATCTTTGATGTGGTAATACCGCAATCTCTTTAATCAATTAACTTAATGCCAGTGATTTCTGTGGTAGTTTGTGTCACTTCACTTTTATCAGCCTGTCCTAACCAGTTCTTACCAAGCCAAACTAACATAGTTGGATTGCCATCCATAGCCAAACTATATTGTCTTCTGCGTAGTGACATTCTACCGCTACTTCTTTTTTGTTCAGAATAGTCCGAAAATCCCATTCCTTTCTCACGTTTGCAAGCAGAATTTAACGTATCATAATCAACATTTAGTATCCCAGCTATCTCTTCTCCAGTGCAATGAATACCACACATTTTATCAGCCTGTTCCCAGTCAATTTTGGCAAATGGTTTAGTCTTCATTTTAGCCATCTTTAATCATCTCCATTTTATTAACAACAAAGTTCTGTGGTTTTTTCATTTCTCTAACTGCATCAAATGCTTTCTTTTGATGAGTAAATAATAAGCCATCAACTGGTGATCCATCATGGTAAAAGCAAACTACATATCTTTTAAATGTCATAATAATTCTCCTTTTTTTCCTGTAAAGTCTTCCCATCGTTTTACAATCACATCACAATATTTAGGATCTAATTCCATAATCCTAGCTTTTCTTTGCAATTTTTCACAGGCAATAAGCGTAGATCCTGATCCACCAAATAAATCTAATACAATATCTTTTACTTTTGAAGAGTGGGTTAAAGCAATTTCACCTAATTCAACTGGCTTCATAGTTGGATGTAATTCAGATTTTTGTGGTCTGTCTACGTCCCATACATTTACCAAAGTTCTGTCTTCACAAAAAGAATTCCCATCTTTATTCCAACCAAACCAACAAGGCTCAAATTTATTTTGATATTTACCTCTTCCCAAAGTAAACTGTTGCTTTTTCCAAATTATAGTAGTTGAATTATGAAAAAACTCGTCTAAGACAGTAAACATAACTCTCCCATCTTCTCCTTGACCTGACCAACAATATATAATTCCTTGATTAAATTCTTTTATTGAACTTGCAAAATCTGTGCAAAATGATCTAAAACTATCCTTGCTCATAGAGTCATTTAATATTTCTCTTTGTTTAAATTTTGGATGTTTTATAGTTCCTATACTTACATTATAAGGTGGATCAGTAAAAACCATATCTGACATTTTACCTTCCATAAGTTTTGCAACATCTTCTGATAAACAAGAATCACCGCACATCAGTCTATGATCACCAAGTTGGTATATATCTCCAAGTTTAGTTTTAGCTTCTTCTGGCACTTCTGGCACTTCATCATCTTCAGTCAACCCTTCTACAGTCACTGGATCTAACGCATTTAGCTCTTCTGAACTAAATCCAAGTAAATCAATATCAAAATCTAAGTCTTTAAGTTGTTGAATTTCCAAATTAAGCAGATCATTATCCCAGCCAGCATTTAGTGCAAGTTTGTTATCAGCAATAACATAAGCCTTTTTTTGAATATCAGTTAAATGTGCCAAAGTAATAGTTGGCACTTTATCTAATCCTAATTTCTTGCCAGCCATCAATCTTCCATGACCAGCAATAATACTGTTATCTGTGTCAATTAAAATGGGATTAGTAAAACCAAATTCTTTAATGCTAGAAGCAATCTGGTTAACTTGGTCATCATTATGAGTCCTTGAGTTATTTACATAAGGGATCAGATCCCCTATGCTTTTCTCTTCAACAATAAGTTTATCGATCATATTTTCTCTTCTTTTTTTTATACTTCCTTTTTCTATCCTCAGCCATATGTAAATATCTCCATGTTTTATTGCTCATCATCAATATCTTTAAACTTCATTGTTATCAATCTTTTAAGTTCTTGATTTTCAGTATATAAAGCATCTATAACTTCAATCACCCTAGAATTGTTTTGACCAGCCATTCTGAACTCTTCTTTAAGCTGATCTATTTGCAATTTTATTTCCATAATAATCCTTATTTAAAAAGGGATGTCATCTTCTGGAAATCCCTCAATGGTGTCTTTATCAGACATAGGCGCTGGTGCTGGAGTTCTATTAACTTTGTTTGCTTGGTATTCATTTAAAACTGTGTAAGGCTTTCCGTTCCTACCATAAAGAATGTCTAAATTAATTTTATCACCTGACTGGGATTTCAGCCAATTAATAAAAACATTCTTGTCTGGAATTCCTAAGCTACCAATAACAAAGTCAGGTGCTTGCTCTCGTTTTTCATTAAAAAATATGCCTTCTGGGTATACTTTATCTTGTGCCATGCTCTTCTCCTTTATAATCATATAAATAAATTACTGCTTTACCGCCTTCAACTTGCTCACCTCTTGCTATCTCAATATATTCAATCTGACTGTCATCATCATAAACTCCAGCCTTTTGTAAAGAATCTAAGATTGCTTTTAAGGTGTTATCTAAATCAAACTTTCTTTTTGATCTTGGGTGGATCATTACATTTATTGCAACTTGCTTATCTCCAAAACTTTTAACAGAATTTTCTTTAACAATCTGGATCACAGATTTGGTAAACTGTACGCCAGCTGGGCTAATGTATCTTCTTTTGCCATTAGCAAGCCAATAAGAATTAACACTTGGAGGGTATGGTAATTCTAAACGTACAGTTTTATTCATTATTTAGATTCAGCGAAATGAGATTTAATTGCTTCATTTATTAATCCTGTTTTAGTTTTTTCTTGCTCAATACTTGCCTTAGTTAGTAAGTCTAAACTTTGAGGTGTTAGCTTAACTAAAAAAGGTGTTCGTTTCATTAGATCTGACAATTTACTCTCCTTTGTATTTGGTTCTAATTTTTACTTCTTTAATCTTTTCTTTTTTTCGTTTTACTTCCTTTGATTGCTTATCATATTTAAGTGCTTGTGCAAAAAGATGGAGAGAACATTCTCGACCACTACTTGGAAACCCCTTAGTCATTTTCCAGTAACCATCTGCTCTCGTCCATTTATACTCTAAATTTTTCCCATCATTAAACTCATCACAAATTAATTTATAAAAATCTTTT